GATTATGACCTATCAGTGCTAGGCTTTGACCAAGACGAACTAGATGCCCTTTTAAACCCAATAGAACCGACCACAGGGCTAACAGACGAGGATGCTGTACCTGACGTACCGGAAGAGCCTAAAACCAAGCCTGGCGATGTATATATCCTTGGCAATCATAGGCTTATGTGTGGGGATTCTTGCTCTATTACGGACATGGAAAAGCTATGTAATGACCGAAAGGTTGATATGTGGCTAACCGACCCACCTTATAATGTAGCGTATGAGGGAAAGACCAAGGATGCGCTAACTATCCAAAACGACTCTATGAGTGACGATGGCTTTAGGCAATTCCTACGAGATGCCTATGTGACAGCGGATACTGTGATGAAACCAGGCGCTGTGTTCTATATTTGGCATGCTGATTCCGAAGGGTATAACTTTAGAGGCGCTGCCTTTGATGCTGGCTGGAAAGTGCGCCAATGCCTTATTTGGAAGAAGTCCACGATGGTTATGGGCAGACAAGACTACCATTGGAAACATGAGCCTTGTTTATATGGCTGGAAAGAAGGCGCAGGTCATCTATGGGCCACAGACAGAAAACAGACAACTATCCTAGAATTTGACAAACCTAGCAGGAATGGCGAACATCCTACTATGAAGCCAGTTGCCTTATTTGAGTACCAAATGCTCAATAATACAAAGGGTGGCGATATTGTTTTGGATAGCTTTGGGGGTAGCGGAACAACTCTATTAGCTGCTGAAAAGAATGGCAGAGTAGCCTATGTGATGGAATTAGACCCCAAATACTGTGATGTCATCGTAAAGCGTTGGGAAGATTTTACAGGCAAAAAAGCACAACTTTCGGAGATATAAATAGGTATGGCACAGGGCAAAGAGCATATTCCTGATGAAGATAGCCGAAAACTGGTCAGAAACCTGTCGGCTATGGGAACTCGCTATGTGGATATTGCCCACAAGCTAGACATCACCGATGACACCCTTAGAAAGCACTACAAGGCTGAATTAGAAGATGGACGCATAGACGCCAACGCACAAATAGCAGGAACTCTTTTTCAGCAAGCTAAAAAAGGGAATGTGGGCGCAGCTATATTTTGGCTAAAAACTAGGGCTGGTTGGAAAGAAACAAATGTAACTGAGCTAACCGCAGGCGAAGGCTCAGAAATCAAAGAAATTAAGTATTCTTTTGTCGATGTCGAACCAAGAAAACCTGAAGAATGAAAATGGGGTCATTTGGCCTCCTTTTCCTAAAAAGCTAAAGTGCTTATTTGAGCCTAAAAATAGTCGTTATCGAGTCTTATATGGTGGGCGAGGCGCAGGTAAGTCGCATTCAGTAGCCAGGGGACTGCTTTGTATGGGAGTCATCAGACCTTTGCGAATCCTATGCGCTAGGGAATTTCAGACTTCTATTAAAGACTCGGTGCATAAGCTGCTGTGCGACCAAATCTATAACTTGGGACTACAAGCCCATTACGAGATAACTCAAACCACGATTCGTGGGACTAATGGCACAGAATTTATCTTTGCAGGCATCAAAAACAACGTCAACGGACTAAAGTCTATTGAGGGCATTGATTACTGCTGGGTGGAAGAAGCAAACAACGTGACCGCAATATCTTGGGATATTTTGATTCCGACTATCCGTAAAGAAAACAGCGAAATATGGGTTACTTTTAACCCTGAATTGCCTACTGATGAGACTTATAAGCGGTTTGTGGTAAATCCACCGGACAACGCAATAGTTCAAAAGGTCAACTGGAACGATAACCCTTGGTTTCCTGAAGTATTGGATGTCGAAAGGCAAGCCCTTAGAACTAGGGACTTTGAGGCTTATCAGAACGTATGGGAGGGCTTTACAAGGTCAACTATTGATGGCGCTGTTTTTGGCAAGGAAATGGCTAGAGCCGAGCAAGATGGCAGGATTACTAACGTGCCTTATGACCCAATCAAACCAGTTCATGCGGTGTTCGATATTGGTTGGGCTGATGCAACTGCGGTGTGGTTTGTGCAGTTTGTAGGTATGGAAACAAGGTTAATCCGCTATTTTGAGACCACACAGACCACGATTAGCGAGATATTGGCTCGGATGCAAACCTTTGGCTATGTCTATGACACCCTGTATTTGCCCCACGATGCTCAGAATAAGACCTTGGCAGCTAATGGCAGAAGCCTAGAAGATATTGTTAGAAGCTCTGGTTACAATGTCAAAATCATAGACCGAGTGCCTATTGCCGACTCTATTAACGCTGCTAGAACAATATTTAATGCGTGTTATTTTGATAAGACCAATACCGCTGCAGGTCTAAGCTGCTTGCGACATTACCGATACGATGTTGACCCTGATACCAAAGCATTCAGTCTAAAGCCTGTGCATGACCAGTATTCTCATGGAGCAGATGCATTTAGATATATAGGACTAATGATTCAAGAGAAGAAAGTAGTCAAAAGAAAACCAGTAGATTACAATATTTCAAGCTGGATGGGCTAACAAGGAACTAATATGGCAATCTACGATTCAGGCAATGGTGGTGTCTATTCCACCGAATATGGCGATGATTATGAATCAGGAGTAATTGAGGAAGCTAAACAGTTTCTGCGCTTTTGCTCGGAAAACGACTCAAACAATCGAGTCGAAGCCCTCGATGACCTTAAATTTGCTGGTGGTGACCAATGGCCTGTAGAGATTCAAAACTCTAGATTGCTTGAATCACGACCCTATTTGACCATCAACAAGATTGATGCCTATTGCCGACAAATTACTAATCAACAAAGACAGCAAAGACCTCGCATGAAGGCTCATGGTATGAATACCGAGTCTGACGAGAAAGTAGCTGAAGTCATTACAGGCATCCTGCGACATATTGAAAACCAATCCGATGCAGACGCTGCCTACGATAATGCGTTTGACTTTGCTGTGCGTATGGGTTGGGGCTTTTGGCGCATCGTTCATGACTATCCAAGACCTGACTCAATGTATCAGGAAATCTATATCAAACGCATTGAGAACCCTTTTATGGTCTATTTTGACCCTAATAGCAATGAACCTGATGGCTCTGATGCCGAGAAATGCTTGATTACGGAAGTTATTAGCAAAGAGGCATTCCGCAAGATGTACCCTGGCGCTGACGATGGCGGTGGCTTTACTCCACGTGGCACAGGCGATAGTCAGTCCGAATGGATTACTAAAGAGGACATTCGTGTAGCCGAGTATTTTTATACTGAACGCAAGCGCATGAAATTATTGCTTCTGTCTGATGGCACTACCTGTTATGAGGATGAAAAGCCATCCGAAGTAATGATGCAAGACGCAGGCATTTATGTGGTTTCCAAGCGTGAAACAGTCAAAAAGCAGATTAAATGGTGCAAACTCACCGGAATGCAAATCCTAGAACAAAAGGATTGGGCTGGTAGATATATCCCTGTTGTGCCTTGCTATGGTCAGCAACTTATTGTTGATAGCAAGAAGAAGAAGTTTGGTCTTACTCGCATGGCTAAAGACCCACAGCGTATGTATAACTTTTGGTCAACTGCGCTTACTGAGTCCGTTGCCCTTGCACCTAAAGCTAAGTTCTTATTGGCTGAAGGTCAGGATGAAGGCCACGAGATGGAGTGGAATACAGCCAACATCAAGTCGATGCCTGTATTACGCTACAAACAAACCGACTCCGAGGGCAGACCAGCGCCTATGCCTGAACGCATACAGCCTGAGCCACCACCTACAGGTATGGTTACCGCTTTGCAGGGCTTAAATAGCGATTTGATGGCTGTGGTGGGTATTTATGACCCAAGCCAGCTTCCTACAGGAATGATTAGCGGTAAGGCTTTAAATGGTCAGCAGCAACAGACCGATATGACCAACTTCCACTACTACGACAACCTTACTAGGTCTATTCGTCAAAGTGGAAGAATCTGCCTAGACTTAATTCCGCATATTTATTCTGAAGACCGAGTGCTTAGAATAATCGGTGCGGATAGCAAGGGCGAGTTAGTGAATATTAACCAACGCACCCAAGACGAGCAAGGTGTTGAGAAAGTTCTAAACGATGTAACTGTTGGTGAATACGATATTGTGATGGAAACTGGCCCTGGCTATGCTTCCAAGCGCCAAGAAGCTGTTGATTCTATGATGCAGTTGCTGCAAGCTGACCCTAATTTAATGGCTCAAGCTGGCGATTTAATCTTCCGCAATATGGACTTTCCAGGCGCAGAAGTGGTTGCAGACCGCTTGGCAGCTTCTAACCCATTGGCTCAAATCGATGAGAAGTCTGACATACCGCCACAGGTTCAAATGCAATTGGCTCAGTCTAAACAGATGATTCAGCAGTTAGAACAGCAGATTTCACAGATGACTATGGATATGAAGTACCGAGCATCTGTGGAAGAGTTCAAGCAAAAAGCTGAAACAGAACGCAAGCAAATGGATGTGGATGTTCGCAGAGAAGATACGCACCTTAGAACTGCAACCCAAGCGCAAGATACTGTGATTAAAACTGAAACACAGCGTGAAATTGAAGAAATGAAAGCCCAATTAGCGTTACTATTAGCCAATATGAACAAAAGAGATTTAAAACTAGCAGAAGCAGAAGCAGTTGAACGAGGCATCTAATCGGAGAAAATCATGACAACAATAACAAGCGACAACGTAATCGAATGGAAAATGAAAGAAATGGCTCGTAGAGCAGGTAAGAAGTATGAGCCTGAAACTAAGAACCCATTTCAAGGACTTTCCAAAGAGCAATTGAAAGAACAGAAATCTTTGATGAAAGAAGCTAAAAAATCATCTAAAGAAAAATAGACAACAATTATTAAAAGTTGTATATATAACCCATTAACTATCAGGAGCTTCGAAAGATGGCCGATACAGAAGTAAGAGCAGCAGAGAATGTAGTAGATAGTAGCAACGCAGCAACCTTTTATGCAGAAAGATTGGGTTTAGCTGACCAAGAACCAACCGAGGCTGTAGAAGCTACAGAGCCGGAACAGGTTGAGGCGCAGAGTGAACCGGAAGCAAAGGAAGATGCTAAGGAACAGAAGCGTGATAATAAACTTAACAAGCGATTTGATAAGGTAACGAAAAGGGCACAGCAAGCTGAAGCCGAAGCTCGTGAACTTAGAGAAAAGCTACAGAGTTATGAAGCTAGGGTAAACCCTGAACAGCAAGCCCAAAAGCCTGTTGTTGAAGGTAAACCTCAAGCAAGCCAGTTCAATGATGCTTTCGAATATGCCGAAGCATTAGCGGAGTGGAGTGCTGAAAATGCTTTAAAGCAAAGGGATGAGCAAGAAGCTGCTCGCAAGGCTCAAGAGGCTCAAGAAAAGCTCACAAAGGCTTGGACAGAGAAGATTGAGAGGGCGAAAGAGAACTTGCCTGATTTTGATAGGATGGTGAAATCCTCGGATATTGTCGTAAGCGACCCTATTCGTGATTCCATCATTGAGAGTGATGTAGGCCCACAACTCCTATACCACTTAGCTACAAATGAAGACTTTGCAAAAGAACTGACAGAAATGCCAGTGGCTAAAGCTCTAAAGCAGTTAGGTAAGTTAGAAGCGCAATTTGAAGCCAAGGAAGAAAAGCCAAAAGCTGAAAAGAAAACTGTTTCAAGTAGTAAAGCACCTGACCCTATTAAGCCTTTAACTGGCGGCAAAGCAGGTGCAGACGTTTTGGTTGACACCAATGGTGAATTCCATGGAACGTATGCACAATGGAAAGCTGCAAGACAGGCTGGTAAGGTTAGATAAACCTAATTTTTTTGGAGAAATATCGTGTCAAATACCTTATTAACTATCTCGAAAATCACCAACGAAGCGTTGATGGTTCTCGAAAACGAATTAACATTCACATCCGAAGTAGACCGCAACTATGATGACCAGTTCGCTGTTGTTGGCGCAAAGATTGGCGCAACAGTTAACGTACGTCGTCCTGGTCGTTTCATTGGTACAACTGGCCCTGCGCTTAACGTTGAAGATTTGAACGAGACTTCAGTTCCTGTAACTTTATCAACCCAGTTCCACGTTGATACTCAGTTCACAACCCAAGACTTAGCTTTGTCTTTGGATATGTTCTCTGACCGCATCCTCAAGCCAGCAGTAGCAGCTATTGCCAACAAAATCGACTTTGATGGTACTACTACAGCAGCTTTGAACACAGCAAACATCGTTGGTACTGCAGGTACTCCTCCAACAGGTCTTTATACATACTTGTCAGCACAAGCGTATCTTGACTCTGAAGGCGCACCACGTGATGGCCGTCGTAGCTGTATCGTTGAGCCATTTACTTCTGCAACTATCGTTGATAGCTTAAAAGGTCTTTTCGTTCCTAACGATAAGATTGGTATGCAATACGAGAAGGGCTTGATGGGTCGTGATTCAGGCGGTATGAACTGGAAACTTGACCAAAACATCGTGTCACAAACTTTTGGTAACTTCTCTACAGCTACTGTAACTGCTTCTGTTAACACAACTACAGCAACTGGTTTCTTGACTAGCGGTTGGGCTTCACAGTCCACAATCACTTTGACTGCTGCTAACACAGGCACAATCAACTTGAACGCTGGTGATACATTCCAAATTGCTGGTGTATATGCAGTTAACCCACAGAATCGTCAAGCCTATGGCACAAACAAACTGCGTTCATTCGTAGTGAAGTCTGCTGTTTCAGTTGCTTCCGGTTCAAGCGTTTCTGTAACTGTTTCCCCTGCTGTTATTTCAGGCGGTCAGTTCCAAAACGTAAGCATTCCTTCTACTAGCTCTACAGCTGCCGTAACATTCTTTGCATCACAATACAATGCAAGTGGAAATGGTATTGTTTCTCCACAAAACATCGTAATGCACCGCAATGCTTTCACAATGGCTATGGCTGACCTTGAGTTGCCAGAGGGTGTTCACTTTGCAGGTCGTGCAAGCGACAAGGAAATCGGTCTGTCAATGCGTGTAGTTCGTCAATACACCATTAACAACGATTCGATTCCTACTCGTGTTGACGTGCTGTATGGCTGGGCTCCTCTGTACCCTGAGTTGGCTTGCCGAGTAGCAGCTTAATAAACGGAGGGGCGCAAGCCCTTCCCTTTTAAACATATTTAAGGAATAAAATCATGGCAAATCCAGGCCCAGCAGTCCAAAATTCGACCCACCCATCGAACCTCAATAGCCAACAGGCATTGCGTGTTTTGGGTGTGTTGAAAGGTGTTTCAACCGCAGCAGCAGCAGACTTTGCTGTCCAAATTAACAACAGCGCACTTTATGTTCCTGTTTCAGTTGTTGTGGCTAATGCCAATAACAACGGAGCAACAGTATCTGTAGCTTCTGTTAACTTGGGTGTTTACACAGCAGTTGCTAAAGGTGGCGCAACAAGTATTTTGACAGCAGCAGCTTTGACAGGTCAAACTACACCATCTTATGTAACTATTTCTGCAGCTTCTAACCCTAATACAGCCCAATCAGCACAAACTGTATATGTAAATATTTCCACAGCTTTCGCTACTGCGACTGTTGACGTATATATTTATGGATATGATTTGAGCCCAGGCTTCTATTAAGAATCCATGAAGTAAAAGAAAGAAAGCCATGCCCAAAAAGTGTGGCTTTTTTTCTTGAATAACCTATAATTGAATTACCTTATTTAAAGGAAAAAACCATGCCATCTACAACATTAGCTCGTGGAAATGCAATTAGCACTTTCTATATTGCACCATCATTAACTCCTACTTCTGTAACTAATGCTACAACTTCTAATCAAACATTCAATGTGCCAGGATTACAAACAACTGACATTATTGTTGCTCAAGGCTATGTAGCCAATCAAACTAGCGGTATTTTTATTGTTGAGTCTGATTGTTTAACTGCTGGTGTATTGACAGTTCAATTTGGTAATTTCTCTGCTGCACCAGCAACTCCTGCTGCTGGAGTATATGAATTTCAAATTGCTAGACCAGAAAATTTACCATTGCCTACAACAGCAGTTTAAGGAGTAAAAAAATGGCTTATGATTCAGCTTTTGCGCCTTTTGGCCCAACTTACTTAGTAAGCACTTCTCCTGTTCAGGTTAAGTCGAATAACAATGTGTACCCATCAGGGTATCGCATTATCAATTTAACTAACGGATTGGTTCGAGTGGGCTGGTCACCACAAGAGCCAGGCGATGCTACAGTAACCCCTACTGCTACAACCCCTACAGCTGCTGGTATAGCTAACGTGCTAACTATTCAGCCTAATGGAGTTGGAGTATTTAGCGGTATTCCACCTAATGCTTGGTTTATTGCAAGTACTGCTACTAGCCTTGAAATTACCCCTGGTGAAGGAATTGCATAATGAGTTCAAATCAAGTAGCTTCAACAGTTACAACTAATCTATTACCTGTCCAAGCCCAATACAATGCAAATAACGTTTGCACTAACTTAATTGGTCAAGGCGGTAACCAATTGGTTGCTCCTTTTAATGCAAGCTCTTTATCCCTAAACGGCAATTTATTCGCAACAACAACAATTTTGCCTGTAGTTTCAGCTGGTTTTGGCACAAATCCTACTGTTACAGCGGTTAGCACCTTTGCATTTAAAGTTGTAGTTGGTACAGGTGGCGCAGCTAACGGAACAATTACTCTTCCTACTGCGCCTAATGGTTGGTTGGGATTTGCTGCTGATGTAACCAATGGCAATTCTTTGTTTTTGCAATTAACTGGTAGCACGTCAACAACCATCACTTTTACTAGCTATTCTGTAACAACAGGAGCTGCTGCAAATATGTCGGCTGAAGATGTAGTATTAATTAACGCAATAGCTTATTAAAATATGGCTGGCCCATCTTCTACAGTAGACCAAAATCTACTGCCAGTTCAGGCTTATTTTGATGTCTATGGAAACTTTCAGACATTTATAGGGCAGGGTCAGCCTTTCTATGCAACGCTTAACCCTATTCAATCAGGGTTAACCATTACCAATAGCACCATCAATAGCACGATTATTGGTGCAACATCGCCATCGACTGGTGTTTTTACCAACGTTTCAGCAACTACAGGGCAAATTAGCACAAGTCCTACAAACGCTACAGACATAGCTAATAAATTCTATGTTGATACAGTAGCGCAAGGTCTTGGCCCAAAGGCTGCTTGTGCGGTAGCCACAACCGCCAATATAACGCTTTCAGGGCTTCAAACCATTGATGGGTACACTACCCTAGCAGGTGACCGAGTTCTCGTAAAAAACGAGGCTTCTAGCCAGTTTAACGGCATCTATATTGCGTCAGCAGGAACATGGACTCGTGCAACGGATATGGATGTATGGGCAGAAGTGCCAGGCGCTTACACAGTAGTATTAAATGGCGGTCAAGCAGATACAGGTTGGGTTTGCACTGCATCACAAACAGGTACAATTAACGTTACCGCTATGCCTTGGGTTCAGTTCTCAGGCATAAATACTTATTACGCTGGCACAGGGTTAACCCTTGCTTCTAATACTTTTAGCATCACTCCTGTGGGAACAGCAGGAACTTATGGCTCTGCATCAGCAGTTCCGGTATTTGTAACCAATGCAAGCGGACAAGTTACTAGCGTTACCAATACCTCAATCGCTATTAATGCAAATCAAATTACTAGCGGAGCAATAGCCTCTAGCCTTATATCAGGTTCTTATACTGGAATCACAGGGGTTGGAACATTAACTGCAGGGACTTGGAATGCCACCCCTATTGCTAATAGCTATTTGGCAAACTCTAGCATTACGATTAATGGCAACGCAGTCTCGTTAGGTGGCTCAACTACAGTTACAGCTAATACCCCTAATTCTTTAACCTTTAATAATAGCGGTGCTGGCGGTGCATCAGGAACTACATTTAATGGTTCTGTAGCGCAGACTATTTCTTATAATACGATTGGCGCACCTAGCACTACAGGAACGAATGCAAGCGGTACTTGGGGCATTTCTATTTCAGGTAATGCTGCCACAGTAACTAATGGTGTCTATACCACAGGGGCTTATTCAAACCCTAGCTGGATTACATCAATTTTAGGCTCTATTGTTAGTGGAGCAGTTGCTAATGCAACCTTGGCTGCTAGTGCAACTAACGTAGCTGGTGGAACTACCGGTTCTTTGGTTTATCAAACTGGCGCAGGAGCAACTTCTTTTCTTGGGCTTGGAACTACAAACTATGTATTAACTGCTGGTGTTACTGCACCGCAATATGTTGCACAATCAACCTTATCTGTAGGTTCAGCATCAACAGCGACAACTTCTACTAATTTAGCTGGCGGTGTTGCAGGGGCAATTCCTTGGCAGTCAGCCCCAAGCACAACAGGATTTACAGCAGCAGGCACAACAGGGCAAGTATTAACTTCAGCAGGTACAGGAACTCCTATTTGGACAACTCCTACCTCTTATGCAACTGTTACTGATGACACCACTACAAATAGTACTCGTTATCCTTTGTTTGCAAATCAAACAAGTGGAAACTTATCAACAGAATATACAAGCTCTACTAAGCTGCAATATAACCCTAATACAGGCGTATTTACGGCTACAGGGTTTAGCGGTTCAGGAGCAAGTTTAACTAACCTTACAGCCGGAAATTTGTCAGGAACTATTCCTAGTGGCGTTTTAGGTAATTCCTCGTTATATATAGGAACTACGGCTGTTCCACTTAACTCAGCAAGCGGAAGTATTACCTCTTTAGCAGTCAATATTAGCGGTTCTGCAAGTTCGGCTACAACTGCAACAACAGCGACAAACGCTACTAATATTGCTATAACTGACAATACTAGCTCTAGCTCTACTTATTACCCTGTTTTATCGTTAAATTCTAGCGGTAATAACCCAGCAACAACTAGCTCTACTCAGTTAAGTTTTGTGCCATCTACAGGAGCTTTGACAGCTACAGCATTAAATAGCTCAGGCGGTGCATTAAACGGAAGCATAGGCGCAACAACAGCCAATACTGGCAAATTTACTACTTTAGAATCAACAGGCACAGCTTCATTAGGCGATGCTTCAACTACTTATATTCAAGTTATTGGTGATGCTTCTTACCCTGGCATTTATGCTACTGGCGGTACAAATACCCCATTAGTCTTACAACCTTTAGGAACAGGCGCATTACAAGCACAAAAGACTACTTCATCAGCAACAGGCGGTAACGCTAGGGGTGCTAATGCGGTTGATTGGCAAACTTTAAGAACAGCGGCTGGACAAGTTGCTAGTAATGCTCAATCAGTAATTGTAGGTGGACAAAATAATACAGCCAGCGGAAATACAAGTTTTGTTGGTGGTGGATATGGAAATATTGCTTCTGGATATTTATCTTCAATAGTTGGCGGACAAACCAATACAGCAAGTAATGCATTTACTACAATATCTAATGGGCATTTAAATACAGCCGCTGGATATTTAAACTTTATTGGTGCTGGAGAATCAAACTCTGGTACTGCTTCTGCAACAGTAACAACACAAACCACAACTATTGCTGTAACAGCGGCAACTACCTTATATCTTTCTTCCGCAAATGCTAATATTAAAGTTGGTCAATTAATACAAGGTACTGGTGTTACAACTGCAACAGCTTCTTTACCTTACACATACGCAACATCTACAGTAACTACTGGTACTCCAGCAGTAATGAACACTTCTACCATTAGCGGAACAACACTAACTGTAGGCTCTTTAGCATCAGGCACAATTATTGCTGGTATGGTTTTAACTGGTACTGGTGTAACTGCTGGTACATATATTGTTAGTGGTTCAGGTTCTACTTGGACAGTATCTACATCACAGTCAGTAAGTTCAACAACAATTACTGGCACAGCCTATACATTCACAATCAGCCAAGCCGCTACAACTGCCGCTGGTGTTACTTTATCTTTCTACACCCCTCATGGAGTAGTAGTCGGTGGTGGTAATAACCAAGCAACAGGCGCATATAGCTTTATCGGTGGCGGTGGTGATGCTGGTACAGCGGCTAATAGGAATACTGCTTCAGGAGATTTTTCTGTTGTTTGCGGTGGCAGAAACAATACTGCATCTAATCTTGGTTCTTTTGTTGGTGGCGGTGGTATTTTTACTGGCACATCAACATATCCAAATACCGCTTCAGGAATATCAAGCGCTGTTGTTGGTGGAATTTATAATACTGCTTCTGGAAGTGGTTCTTTTGTTGGTGCTGGGTATAAACATCTAGCAGATGCAGCATATAGTACTGTTTTAGGTGGCGCACAAGGAACAACTAGAGGAATTGTTGCAAACACAGTTTTTTGTGCTTCAAATTCACCAATAACAGGAAGTCAAGGTGTTTCACAATCAGCTTTATTAGTTCTTGGCAGACAAACTACAGATGCAACTGCTACTGTTCTAACAAGCGATGTCAATGCCGCAAGCGGTACAAACCAAGTAATCCTACCTAACAACTCTGCTTATTACTTTAAAGTTCGTGTTATTGCTGGAGTAACAGGCGGTGGAAACACAAAGGCTTGGACACTAGAAGGTGCTATTAAGCGTGGTGCTGGTGTAGGTACAACTGCTATAGTCGGGACAGTAACGACTACAGTAGTAGCGGCAGATGCAGGCGCAGCAACTTGGACAGTTACAGCCACAGCAGATACAACCAATGGTGGATTAGCAATAACAGTAACAGGACAAGCGGCAACTACAATAAGATGGGTTGCTAAGGCTGAAACAGCAGAAATGACATTCTGATGAACGCAAATGAACTAGCCGATGCACTAGAAATACGGGCAAAAATCCGTAGGCAAGCAACCAGTCGTAAAAGCGTACAAGAAGGTGCTAACGATAGACTTGCTGACCAACTAGAACAGGCGGCTTTTGTAATACGGAAACAAGTAAAAGAAATAGAAATACTTAAAAGATGTATAGGCATTGAACCACAGAAGTAACTTATTGATTTATATAGCATTTACCAGTAAAACTTAATTTTCTAAAAAGACAGGGAAAAACCATGGCATTAAAACTATCAGTAGCAACTCAATTTGGCGTACCAGCCCCACAAGCCTACGCTAGAATTACTAACTTTTTTGGCACAAAAGACAATATCCAAGTGCAAGTGGCAATTCACTACGACCAAGCCGCTAGAGAAGGCAATATGGCTACAGTCTTAGAACACGCCCATTACATCGCTATTGAGGATTTAAAAGGCGACTTGATTCCTGCAATTTATGGTGTACTAAAGACTTTTAGCCAGTATAAAGATTCAGAGGACTGCTAAATGGCAATGAACCTTGACCAAACGGCAGATAAAATAACCCCTTCTACGGGGACATTAACTGTTGCAGGAACGCTTACAGGAACTACTGTAGTCGCTAATACTGTAGCTGTCGCTGATTCAAGCACTAATGCCAACTTTTATCCAACTTTGGTCAGCGCCACAGGTAGCAATCAAGCTTTAAATACTGTGTCATCTACGCTAAAATACAATCCATCAACAGGAGCTTTAAGCACAGGCTCTATTATTTATATAGCACCATAGGAAAAAATCATGGGTCAATTAGTCTTTCAAGCAACAGCAGGCGGCCAAGTAGCCTTAGTTGGCCCTAATCCGTCATCCAACTTTTCAATTAACGTACCAGCAGTAAACAGCACTTTAGCTACTTTAGCTGCTCAAACATTTGCAGGAACTCAAACATTTACAGTTGATGCTTCTATATCAGGTCTTACTGTTGGTAAAGGAACTGGTGCAGTTTCTAACAATACAGCTGTTGGTTCTGGTGCTTTAGCTGGTTCAAATAGCGGAACTGGTGGTAATGCTGCTTTTGGTAATAATGCCCTTAATGCCAATACAACTGGTTATTCAAACATTGGTATTGGTAGCGCAAATGGAACTTACAATGGCGCACTTTACGCAAATACCACAGGAAATCAAAATATTGGTATTGGAACTGGTGCTTTAGTTGCCAATACAACAGCAAGTAATAATATTGGTATTGGTTATCAATCTCTTTATGCCAACACTACTGGCGCATCAAATATTGGTATTGGAACTGGCGCTTTGCAATTAAACACCACCGCATCAAACAACACAGCAGTAGGGTATCAAGCTGGGTATACAAATAGCACAGGCGCTTATTTAACTGCAATAGGTTATCAATCCTTATATAGCAATACTGCAGCAGATAACACAGCAATTGGTTATCTTGCTTCTAACGCTAATACAACAGGCACATACAATGTGGCAGTTGGTGGAACTGCACTGCAATTAAACACTACAGGTTCTTACAATACAGCAGTTGGTAGGCAAGCGTTGTATGCAAATACAACAGCCTCTTTTAATACAGCAGTAGGAACTGTTGCATTGGGTGCAAACACTACTGGTTCTTATAATGCCGCTTTAGGTTATGGTGCTCTTAATTCCAACACCACCGCATCTAACAACACCGCAGTAGGTTATCAAGCTGGTTATAGTGCAAATACACCTTCAAATGTGTTTATTGGTTATGTTGCTGGATATGCTGCAACTACAGGTGGAAATACCATTGTTGGTGCTTATGCTGGTCAAACTCCAACTGGAGGAAACAATACTTTAGTTGGATTTGGTTCTGGTAATGCTTTAACAACAGGAAGCCAAAATACATTTGTTGGTAGTGGTGTTTTAGGAGCTTCTTATGGTGCTGGTTCTGCTGTAACCACAGGAACAAAAAACACCATTCTTGGTGCTTATTCAGGCAATCAAGGCGGTCTAGACATCCGTACAGCAAGTAACTACATTGTGCTATCTGATGGTGATGGTAATCCTAGAGGTATTTTTGATAACAATGGAAACTTTTTAATTGGCAAAACATCAACTGCGGCTGGAACTATAGGAACACAAATTCTTGCAACAGGTCAAATTATTTCAAGTGTTGCAACTGCTACTGGTGATACTCTTGATGTTTATAACACTACTGCAGGAGCTTATCGTTTTTATGTTGATACTGGTGGAACAATTCATGCTACTTCAACAACAATTACCGCTATTTCTGACCAAAGACTTAAAGAAAATGTCCGTGATTTAGATGTTGGTTTAGCTGAAGTTATGGCTTTGCAACCACGCAGATTTGATTGGAAAGAAGGCAAAGGTTTAGATAAAAAAGACGATATTGGTTTTATTGCTCAAGAATTTGAAACAGTATTTCCTAATTCAGTAACAACATCAAAGGCTGGAGAAGATGGCATAGAATACAAAGCCGTTAGCCAAAGCGAGTTAATTCCAACTCTCGTCAAAGCAATTCAAGAGCTTAAAGCAGAAGTAGATTCCCTTAAACAACAATTAGGAGCATAAAATGGCAAATACATATACAACAACTATTACTAATATGTACACAGTTAGCACACCTGACCCTGATTATGTGGTTAATGTGCTCTTTACTGTATCTGGTACAGACGGCACTCATACCGCTTCTATTGACGGCAACATCCAATTTGCCCAAGAAGCTAAAGAGTCAGGGTTTATTCCTTACGCACAACTTACTCAAGCAGAAGTATTAAGCTGGATTAACGAATCAGGTCAAATTCCTAATTTAGAAGCTAATATTGATGGTCAAATTGCTTCTATGGTAAACCCACCAGTAAGCCCACAAAACACTCCGCTTCCTTGGTCTGCATAATGTTTACTTGGAAAATCCTAGAAGTTTCTGCAAAAGATAACGTGATTACTCATGCTCGTTATCATGTCACGGCTACACAAGACGATAAATCAGTAGAAACTGAGGGAAATTGGTATTTTGACTGCCCTACTGCTAAGATTCCATTTGATGAAGTAACAGAAGAAATGGTTGCAAAATGGATTGAAAAAGAGGCAGTAAAAGATGGTCAATGCCATATTACTGCTAGACTACAAGAACAATTAGAAGCATTAGAAGATAAAGTAATTCCTCCTTGGCAACCTCAAGTATTTACACCAGGACAATAAAATGACTCAGCCAATCGACATCATTTCTCGTGCTTTAAAAGATATTGGCGCATTAGAAGCAGGTGAGACTCCAACACCGGATGCTGCTGCCGATGCCTTTGATATGCTAAATGACCTTATAGACCAATGGTCTAACGAGGACATGATGGTGTATAACACCACTGAGATTATTTTTCCTTTGATTTCAGGTCAGGTGCAATATACGATTGGCCCAAATCCTTCTACTGCTAACTTTATTGGCGCAGTTTTTACAGGCTCAATTCAAGGCAACATTCTGACTGTAACTAGCCTTACAAGCGGTGCTATTGCTCAAGGACAGACCTTAAGCGGAACAAGCATATTGCCTGGAACTCAAATTGTGCAGTTTTTAACTGGCGCAGGCGGTCAAGTAAACGAAACCGGAACTTACCAGCTAAATATTAACTACACCACCGCTATTTCATCTGAAACTTTAACTGCCTACTATCAAAAGCCATTATTTATTGACCAAGCCTATGTAAGGGTAAACACTCAGTCTAATGGTCAAGCAGTGCAAAATGGCGGTCTAGACTATCCTGTAGCGGTTTTAGCTTTAGAAAACTACAACCAAATCGGTTTAAAGACTTTGAATGGCCCTTGGCCTAAAGCGCTTTATTACAATCCAAACGCTATTTCAGGCAACCTATTTGTATGGCCTAATCCTAGCCAAGGTGAGATGCATATGTTCTCATCTACTATCTTTAGCAACTATACAAGCCTTAATGACAATATTGTGCTTCCACAAGGATATTCTATGGCGCTTAGGTGGAACTTAGCCGAGAGATTGATGCCAATGTATGGCAAGGCTTCACAGACCCAAATAGCGATGATTTCAGCCTATGCTGCTCAATCTAAATCGACTATTAAACGTAATAATATGCAACCAATAGCTGCTGCAGGTTATCCTGATTCTATGTTGGTTGGCAGAGCAAAAGATGCAGGTTGGATATTATCAGGTGGTTTCTTTAGATAAGGTTAAAAATGGCAGACTTTGGATTCATTGGGCCATCTTACGAAGCACCCTCGATTTATCAGGATGCTCAAGAGTGCATCAATTTTCGACCTGAGATTGACCCTTTAAAGTTGCCTGGTCAAAGGGGCATTGTTGCGCTTTATCCAACACCAGGGCTAACCACCCAAGTTGTATTGCCAAACACCCAAGAAGTGCGTGGAATGCGTACTGTTAGCGGTGGAAATCAATTGGTGGCGGTTTGTGGCCCTTATGTCTATGTTTTATCCTCAAATCTAACTCCTACTATTATTGGGCAGTTAAATACCAGCACAGGTCGTGTCGGCATTACAGACAACGGAGTAAACGTTTATATTGTTGATGGCGCTTATCGTTATACATGGCGCATTAATAATCCTACAGCTGCGACTATTCAAGGCTCTATTTCCGGCACAACATTAACTGTAAGCCGTACTTATTCAGGCACTTTGGCTATTGGTCAAGCATTGTATGGCATCGGTCTAAGCAATGAAACTGTTATTTTGTCAGGTTCAGGCACTACTTGGACATTAAATAAAAGCCAAACTGTAACTTCTACGCAAATTTACGCTTCAAACACTATTTCTTTTCAAGGTGCAATTGCTGACGTAACAGTCAGTAGCGTTGTTTACCATCAATTAACTGTAAGCCCACCTGTTACTCTTTATCTTGGTCAAACTATTGTTGGCTCAGGAGTATCCGATGGCACAATTATTACTCAGATTGTGACTGCTAGTTCTCAATACTATATTAACAAGGCTTACACTATTAGTTCAGAGCAAATGTATGCCTTGAACTTTACTGTAATACCCAATACCGATGGCGCTTTTACAGGCGCAGACGTTGTAGATACTGTAGATAATTACTTTGTTTATAACGACCCTAATACTCAAATATTTGCTTCTTCTGATGCCCTAAGCCCTATTACTCAGCCTTTGAGTTTTGGCTCTAAAGATGGCTCACCGGATAACCTTGTGTCCTTAATCGTAGACCATCGTGAAGTCTATTTATTGGGTGAAAACTCCAGCGAAGTATGGACTGACGTAGGCACGTTTCCATTTCCTTTCCAAAGAATTCCTGGCACTTCAACACAGCATGGTATTGTTGCCAAGTTTTCAGTAGCTCGTGTTGGTAACTCATTTGCTTATGTAAGTCGTAATATTCGTGGTCAAGCCCAAATTATGATGATGCAAGGCTACACACCAACTCGTATCTCAACCCATGCGGTAGAGAATACTTTGGTCAATCAATATGTGGGCGATGCTGTAGCTTGGACTTATCAGTTAGAAGGTCACGAAGTTTATGTGGTGTCTTTCCCATCTTTAGACTTAACTTGGGCTTACGACAATACCAGCCAAATGTGGCATAAATGGCTGTGGGTAGACAATAACAACGTTTACCATCGTCATCGTGGCAATTGCCTAGCTTTATTCCAAGGCATGGTTCTTGTAGGCGATTGGCAAAATGGAAAGATTTACGAGCTAGACCCTAATAATTACACTGATGATGGCGATGAAATACGTAGGCTTCGTAGATGCCCTCATTTGGTTGAAGATTTACAAAGAGAGTATTTTGACGAATTACAGCTTCAGTTCCAGCCAGGTGTTGGTATTGGTGGAACTTTTACAAATACAAACGTTTATTTAGGCAATACTTATACGATTGGCGCAAGCCAAATAGCGACTATTCCACCCTTGGGAATCTATGTGATTGGAAACCAAGAAAACGTGGACAATACGACCCCTTACACCAATCCAAGGGCTATGCTTCGCTGGTCTAATGATGGTGGCTCTACTTGGAGTAAAGAATATTGGATTCCTATTGGTCAGCAAGGTAAATACAAGAATCGTGCTATTTGGCGCAGATTAGGTATGGCTCGTGACCGAGTATTTGAAGTGGTAATTACCGACCCTGTAAAAGCGGTTATTGTTTCTGCAAACCTAAAAGCCTCTGTAGGAGAGAACTAATGTCAAACGGATTATGGTCTACCTCGCAAAACAACCCTTATCCGCAGTCCGAATTTTTGGATGCCACGACTAAAAGGCCGACTCGTGCATGGCAACAATTCTTTTTAAATTTGCTGAACTTTACTTCTGCCACTTCCGCTACAGCAGGGTCGGCTAGTTTGCCAGCTAACCCTGTGGGCTTTATTAATGTGACTGTTAATGGTAAAAAATACAAAGTTCCCTATTATAATGTTTAGTAATGATACTCAAACGAATAATGCCAGACGAAGTGGCTCAAAAGTGGTCACAAGTATCTGATTTTATTGAAAAAGCTCTAGTGTATGCAGATGGTGATTATACGATTGACCAAGTAAGATTAGCAGTAGTTAGTAATCAATGGTTACTAATAGGAGTGTATGAAGGTGAGTTTATTAAAGGTGCTTTAACAGTTTCATTTATAAATATGCCTAACGACAGAATTGGTTTTGTAACTGCAATAAGTGGCAAAAACATCTTTACTAAAAACACTTACAAGCAATTAGTTGATATTTTGAAACAATTTGGAGCAACCAAAATACAAGGTGGAGTTCGAGAATCCATTGCTAGATTATGGCGAAGAGTAGGGTTTAAAGAACGATACATTCTTGTGGAGAACGATATATGTTAAAAAGCAAGCATTCCGGTTGGACTTGGGATTTAAAAAGAACTCCTTTTAGTGGCGGTGGCGGTGGCTTCATTTCATCTATTACAGACCCTATTTCTAGCGCACTAGGCACAGATGGTGGCGGTGGCGGTTTATTAGGCGGTCTTGCTCAAGTTGATAAAGCTGTAAATAATGCTATTCCTGGCGGTTGGATTACTGTTGGTGGTCTTGCTGCAGGTGGCGCTGCTTTGGCTTATGCCCCTGAAGTTATGGCTTTGGCTTCCTCATCAGGAATTGCCCCTGAAGCTGCTGCAGTTGAACTTGGTATTGCACCAGTTGACGCTGCGACAGGCGCTACTGTTCCTTTGTCAGACTTAGGCGCAACAGGCGCAGCAGCAGGAAGTGCAGCCACAGGCGGTGTTGCTGTAGATGCAGCAGGTTTGCCAATAGCTGCTGACACAGGGGTAGCAGGTGGCACAGGTTTAACAGGCGGTGCAGGCGCAACAGGATTAACTATCGGTGGCACAGTAGGCTCTTTAACAGCCCCTTCAGCTGCTGCAATTGATGCCTCAGCAGGTCTTGCACCAGCTTCAGGTAGCGCACTAGTTGGAACATCATCAGGTTTGGCAGCGCCAACAGCTGCAGCAGCAGGTGGCGGTAGCTTATTAGGCAGTCTTGGTGGTGGCGGTCTTGGAACAGCTTTAGGTGTAACCGCAGGCGCTAATGCACTAGGCAGTTTATTAGGCGCAAACGCTTCAAACAAAGCAGCGCAGATTCAAGCTAATGCTGCAAACAATGCATCGCAATTAACTGCAGCAATGTTTAACGTGCAAAACCAGCAACAGCAACCATATAGAAGCTCAGGATATAACGCATTAAATCAAATTGGCGCATTATCTGCAGGGCCATATACTCAGTACGATGCTTCCGGTAATCCTGTAGGAACAGGCACAGGCTCAGGCTATTTAACGCATCAATTTAATGCTCAAGACTTAAATGCTAATTTATCGCCTGGCTATGCTTTCCAATTTGAACAAGGTCAACGTGCCAACTTAAACGCTGCTAATGCTTTGGGCGGCAGAGTTGGCGGTAATACATTACAAGGTTTGCAGAACTATACCCAAGGTCTTGCTTCTACTAGCTATCAAAATGCCTTTAATAACTATCAAGCGCAACGTCAAAATATTTATAACACTTTGGCAGGTATTGCTGGTATTGGTCAAACATCACAGCAACAAACAGGCAATTTGGCGCAAAACGCTGCAACCACTCAAGCTCAGCTTGGTGTTGGCGGTGCTGCTGCACAAGCTGCAGGTCAAACAGGTGTGGCAAGCGCATTAACTGGTGGCGCAACAGGCGTGGCAAACAACCTTCTATTGGCTAGTTTATTAGGCCAAAACCAAAGCGCAGCAGGAGCTTAATATGGCAAGTTTTAACTTTAATACTGATTTAACAGTTAAACCACAGGAATATGGAACTGGTTTAGGTGACATTATTAACATGGCTCGTGGTGTGCAAGCTTATCAACAAGCACAACAAATTAATCCATTAGAAGTGCAACAAAAAAAAGCAGAAGTAGATGCAAAAAAATTAGGATTGCTTAGGGCTAGGTCAGAAAATATTGTGCAAAATATTCAAGATTTATTGCAAAAAGATGATTTGACTTACGATGACATTTATAAAAAAGCTAGTGAAATTAATGCTAATGCTGGTGGAGATGAAAATTCTTTAAAACAAGTAATGGCTTCTTTTAACCCTAAAAGTAGTCCCACACAACATAAAGCTTCTTTAGCTCAAGCATTAGCTAAAAATTTAACATCGCAAGCACAATTAGAAAAACTTTATCCTTCTGTTCAACTAGAAGATATTGGCGGTCAAAAAGTTTCTATTGCACAAGGAAATCCATTGTTGGCAGCAGAGCAACCAGGTGTGCCAACTGGGCCATATTTGCAAAAATCTCTTGCTCCTCAAGTTGCTACAAGTCCTACAGGGGGGCCTATGCAATTTGGGGGTGGTGGTATTCCACAAGCAGGAAATTTAAATAATAGACCTGTTTTAGTTCAAACTGCACCTGCTATGGGTGGTCAAGCAAATATGCAACCAACTGCAGGTGGTGTAACACCACAACAAATGAGCCAACCAAAATCTGCATCAGGGCCAATCCCATATATGCAAGGTGAAACTTATGACTCTTACAAAGACCGAGTTGCTAAAGTTCAAAAAAGTGTAGG